AGAAAAAGTAACAGGACGCTTACCAACTGAATTTTTCTCGAAGGATTGGAATGCCAGGAGCGGTTTGTTGCATGACATGCACGGTTAGAACCTGATGCCGCCGCGTGATACTGGCGATTTGTAATTAACCTTGCGGCTTTTTGAGTATTTGCGGAAGACTTTCCGCGATTTGCGTTTGTTCATTGGTCTGCGACGCATTGCTTTAACTCCTATTTTTGTGAAGTGATATATAACAAAATTTATTTTGCCTGAGATTATTTGTAGATTGCAAGAACTTTGTTTTGCAGGGAGTGATTTTTGGTTGTTTTTGGTCCGGGGGACCAGTGGGAACAGTTAAATACAAGATTATATATAGTTCCCCCTTTTTGGTGCTGCCGCATGAAGGTCGTTCTACTCTGTTTTGCGGCATCGTATTTTTTTTACGCAGTAGGTGTACTGGCTGAGTTGAGTTGACGGCTTGAGCGTCTTTAGATGAAGCCTGAGGGCTAAGAAAGAACCCCCTTTACGGGGGTTCAGTGTAGATTTGCGACTTTTAAGTCTCTCAGGCTCTACGAGCCTCTCACGGTGGTGAGTTTATTTAGCGGCATCTTCTGGAGGATCGGTTTTATTCTCGCCTGCTCCTCCTGGAGCTGCTCTACTGTCCTGCATTGGTTCAATTTCTTCCTGTGATTTTCCAATATTTCCTTCATTTGCTCGATGGTCATCATTGGTAAATAGCTCCTGTAATGTTTCGTCGCTTACGTTACCTATATCGGCAAATGGTAATTTTTCTTTAATATTATCTGGTAGACCTTCGTACATATTTTGCATTTCTGAAATCTGCATTTTTACGTCGAGTAATTCTCCTATTTCGCTCACATCTTCGTAGCGGCCCTCTCGGCCCGCTGGTAGTACGCCAGATGTTCTGTACCTGGCGACTATTTTGTTTATGTTTGTGGTTTCCTGATGGCACTGCTCTACGCGCGTTTCCGTGCCTGTGTTAACCCTGACGGGTGTTCTCCGACCCACGTAGTGGATCGGGATGTAGTCGTTGACTTTTGCCATATGATTTTTTCTCTTTGTCATTTGAACATGCCTTTTAAGAATCTGCCGAGTGATGCTGCGCCACTTGCCGCAGCTCCGGCAGAGCCACCTACCGATAGTGGGCCATATATTTCGGGATTCTCCCGTGCCCACTTCGAAGTTACTTCGTTTTGTGTGGCTTGCGCGTTGGTGTTTCTTTCGATTGCTTTGGCAGTCCCTGCCTGCGCTATTGATTGATCGTATTGAGCACGTCTGAGACGTTGCTGTGATGTCAAGTCAAAAGCCTTTGACACTTGATCACCTACTGCCGGTGATTTTAACGTCGGTTGTGCTCCACCGGGTGTGGATGCACCGCCCTGCATATAGGCCAGCATCGGATTGATGCCAGCCGCGCGCATATCTTTGACTGCGCGTTGATAGGCAGTGTTTGACAATCTTTCCTGAAACCGCATTTGCTCACGCGCTAACGCTTTCGCTTTTTTGTTTGTGTCTCGCGCTGAAAAGAAATCTATTCCGGCGCCGAGTGCGCCGCTTGCGAGACTACCAAGTGAGAATCCCATAGGTCCTCCTGCTGGTTTGCTAATTGGGATTGCTGGTAATGTGGGCGCGCCGTATGGTGACGGCGGCCCATATCCATAGTCTAGATCGGCCATGATCAGAAATGATCGATGTAGCCAGGTACACCGTAAACCGGCATGGGACGAGCACAACGAAGGCCGAAGTTGAAGTCGGCTATGAAGTCTGGCTCATCTGTAACGGCTTTAATCCGGTCCATTGGCACATCTTCTTCGATGAATGTTTGGTTCAACACTGGACGTGTTTCGAACTCCTGTGCAAGGTGCCAGATGTCCAGTGGCTGTGCTGCAGCTGATCGAAAAGAGCCCGTAATTTGACTGGGCTTATATCGGTATTCAGCATAGCGTTCCTGATAGGCGAAAATATCGTCATCGTCCTCAGTACCGTCCGCGAATATTTCACGTGACTTTATTTCCTGCTCCCCTAGGTGGGCGAGCGCAGGCCAAAAGAAGTCATAACGTGTTTTGCGTGACCACATACGGTTCACGCATTGCTGATAAGTCAAATCAGCACGAACGCATACCAGACCTATGATGGTCATATGTTCTGTGAAGGATTGTGTAAATCCGTGATTGGTTGCCGCTACGGTTCCGTATGCGGCTAAGTTACCCTGTGGTGTAACGTCCGGAACGATGCCTGTCGGCGTGTTCTGTGGGACGGAAGCAATATTTATATAGCTACGTCCTCCGCCAAGGTATTCAGGTCGTTGTAAACGATAATCAGGAGAAGTGACATTAAAGTGTGCGCGTATCACCTCTGTGTAGCGGGTACCGCCGCGTGCATCTCTTTCGAGAAGCCGCTGAGTTTGAAACGCTTCACGTAGTGAATTGATGGTGGCTGACGTTGCGTTAGTCAGGTCTGCTACGAGTCCTGGGTCATCCCATGCAAACGCGCCGCCTTCACCGGCAGCGTGGGATACCAGTCCGACAGAGCCGCCGGTACCGGCACTGAAAACGGTGTTAGCAGTTCCATTGTTGTAAGAAGGGACACCTACTGGTAACACTGGAGCAGTGGTCCCAAGCGGTATATCTATCGCTTCACCCTTCTGCGGGAACGGTAGTCCTCCGGTGAAATAGTCTTTACGTTTTCCACGTCGTAACAAGGTGAAATCTGATCGCGGATCCGGTCCGTCGCCATTATTTTCTGTTACGGAGTCAATTAAGTTTTCGTCCCGAAACCATTGGTTGTAAATGAAGTTATAAGCCCTGAAAGGTAGCGCCGATACACTGAGTAAATCGGGCTGGACGTTGATGGGCAAACCCATATAGTCCCAGAGTGTACCAACGCCCAAAGGCGTGGTTCCTGTTATTGTCGGGATTGTGAAGTCGATTGAGTCATCCGGGTTCTGTTGATATCCACAGAATCTTTCCCAGTTGTCCCATAACAATCGATTTGGACAGGCAAAGAAGAATGATTCGAGAATGATGTTGTCCATTACTGGCTTTATTGGTGTAGCGATACGGCCGAATGCTGTCATGTTCATTCGGAAAGTATCACCTGGCAACGCTTCGTCGACATATACGGGTACCAGAAACGATGCGTTGAACGTAGTTTTTAAGCCATGAGAACGATCAAATACAGATCGTTTTATGTTAGCGTCGGGCACCATCGAAAAGTCGTGGTTGCCTTTAGAACGTGAATATTTGCGAGACATGATGGTTACCCTTGAGGTTTGGTTTCTGCGAGAACTTCTGCAGCTGAGGACATGCGCGTCGGTACCGCCGCGGTTGTTTGGCCGGTGGCGTCGTCATACTCACCGACCATGTAGAGACAGAAATCTTCGGGGCTACGTTTGTAGCGGTTGTCATCCTGTCCGAACATTACAAGATCACGCCACATGCGAAGGCCAGCTTCGATTGTTGCTTGCGTGAATGGTGCGCTGTATGTGTCAAGTGCTTTGTCTTTTACTGCGAACATTTTGTAAATCATTTTTTCCACCTATGAGTTATAGAGTTTGTAATTGGCTGTTTGTATTGTTTCTCGAGCTTCCATGCGCTCGATATTTGCTTCGCTATATTTTGTGAACACCTCCTCTTTTCTTTCGTTGCGTAAGGCTTCCATTTCATCTGGAAACCATTTTTCATAGAGTTTGTTGAAGTATTGTGGTGGTGGGATTTTTACTCCCTTACCGTTCGTAACATACCCCTTCGGGTATAGATCCTTATAGTATTTTTTAAGCCAATCGGAACCGATTCCTGGGTTCCGTGACATACGGGCGAATTCTGGAAGGAGGTTAACGATTTCTCCTGTGTCTGTATCGACCCGTTCGTACCAGCTCTTTGCTTTTTCGCCGGTGATTTTTTTGACTGCGTATTTTGAAACGTAGGCTGCCGCCTCAAGTGAGTTGTTTTGGACGGTCGCATGGCCATGGGGCCAAAGGTTCGAAAGAATGATGCTGTTATCAATTGTGTAACTGCCCCTGTCGAGATAGATGCGACGATCAGGAAAATCGTAACCGAAGATGATAGCGTGATAGTGGGGTCGGTCAAATTTGCCGCCGTACTCGCCCACGCCGTAATAGCGGATACGAGTAGGCCTAAGACGTTTGCGAAAGCGTCGGATAAACCGATTGAAGTCTGTCGGGTTGAGTGAGTCATTTTCGGGGATATTCTCCTCGTCATACGTCAAGGTAATGAAGCATGACTGTGTGTGTGAGAGGCCTTCGACGTGCAGTCGCATTGCCCATGCGCGTGCTTTGTCCAGTCTGCAGCCCATGCACTGCCCACATGGCAGTGCGATTGGGTGAGTGTTACCGTTAGGAGAAAAAGTAACAGGACGCTTACCAACTGAATTTTTCTCGAAGGATTGGAATGCCAGGAGCGGTTTGTTGCATGACATGCACGGTTAGAACCTGATGCCGCCGCGTGATACTGGCGATTTGTAATTAACCTTGCGGCTTTTTGAGTATTTGCGGAAGACTTTCCGCGATTTGCG